CAGTACCTGAAGTAAACACAGGGCCACTAGTTCCACTTATACCTGCTACAATAACTTGATAGTAATAATTGTTGTAAACGATATATGTATTAATACTAAATGGAGTATTAGCTGTCCATGTTACTGCATGACTACTTGGATCATCTTTAATTGTTAATCCGCCAATAATATCTAATGTACTTTGAGGATTGGCGTTGTTTGTACCAATACCTAACTTAGCATCTGCTGTCAAATGCATTGCTGTAATAACTGTTCCTGCATTATTTGTAGCAAATTCTATAGCGTTTCCACTATTTTTTGAATACAAAACTGTAGTATTACCAGTAATACCAAGGTTAAAACCTAAACTAGCACCAATTGTAATACCGCCATCATTACGAACGTTAATTGGATAATTGGCAATAGTTGTAGTATCACCTCTTAAAAAGTTTGCCGCGGCAACTGTTGTTGTTCCAACTAGCAAAGCATCAGCTTGTTGAGCGGTTCCCCATATTCTAGACAAGCTAGTAGCACTGGTAGAGTCTAAAGTACTTAAATTAAATCCTTGGTTGATTGCTTGAAATCCAGCTATTGCGGCTTTTGGAGTAAATGTATCCTTGCTAATAATAGCAATTCTGTAATTGGTTGTTGTACTGCTACTACTACTCGCATAAAGAGTAATAACGTTGTGGCTAACATTAGATGTATCAACAATAGTTTCTACTACAGGACCAGTTTGTAGTCCTGCACTAAATTGTGGACCAACTAAAATCCAAGCACTTCCTGAATATAGATATAACTGACTAGTATCTGTATTGACCCATAAGTCTCCGGTTGTTGCGGCTGCAGGAGCAGTACCAGATTTTTTAAGACTACCAGCAGGATTCCAAGACGAACCGTCATAGACCTTTAATATATTAATGCCACTTGCAGTGTCAAACCATAGTTGTCCTTGAACTGGATTAACAGGTGCTGTATCATTAGCAAAATTTTCTAGTAAATGTAAGAAATCATTAGCCAGTATAGGAGCATATCCAGCATAGTTTTTTCCTATAAATTGCAGACTAGTAGTATTATCTACAGTACCATCAGCAACTGTGATAGGTGGTTTATCAGGATTGTTACTTTGAGTATAAGTTACTTGATATGACATCTATTATACTCCCACTAGTCCGGTCAAACTCTGTATACGCACTGTATAATCAATTTGGATTAAACGATTAAGACTTTTTAATACAGGGTGAAAAATAACATGAGTTAATAATAAACTATTTCCATTAGAATTATAACCAACAAGTCCTAGCTCATCAAATACAAATTGACTAGAATTAGAACTTACAGTATCAAATGCACTTTGAGAACTTGGTTCACCATAGTCTAGCAAACAAGTTACAAATAAATCTGTATAATTTGTACCGGTGGTATGACGTGTTTCAATAAAATTTCTACTAGGGTCAATATTGTTACTGGAATTTTGATTAACAACTTTTAGATATGTTTGATTATACAAACTTGCATTAGTACCAGTAGTGTTTGGTGTAAGATATGTAATAATTCCTGTTGGGTCTATACTGGTTCCACCGTTTCCAAACGCCATTTGATAAACAAAGCCGTTACCGCTATCTGCTAGACTTTGAGCCAGAGCTAAACTAATATTCTCGTAGTGAATTGCATTGCGTTTGTCAATGTAGATTTCTTTGGATGCAGGATCATATATTTTGATATGCCCTTCAATGTGAATTCCTGTTTGATCTTTAGTCTGCATAATTAACTCTCTTTATCTTATATTTATCAATAGTTATAATGTGCTAATATTATGTTGTTAAAACTTGAGAATCTTGGGCCAAAAGGTTCTGAAGTGTAACTTCAGAGTAAATTGAAAAAACAATCCTGATATTAGCCGGCATAGATGCGCTAAATGACGCTGCCAAAATCACTTGGGTACCCGAAAATGTCAAAGTTCCCGAAGTAGCCCCACTTGCAAAATATGTGTTAGCTGTTGAAAGGTTAACTTGACTTGCTCCATTGAACAATATCATTGCATAATAAATTGTTGAATATGAATTATAATTAGACGTCACTGTATATGTAACAGATGAAGTATGCGAAGGACTTGTTGTATTTGGAGCAACAGTGTAAGAAAAACTCACTATTTTTCCAGTATTTCTCAAGTTAATAGTTTTTCTAGGATATACTGACCCGGTTGTGGGGCGAAGTCCATAATTATGTTTAGGAAAACTAACTTGTGGTCTGAGTAATGGATATAATTTACTTCCCGTAGGAGGTCCCAGTCCTGTAACACAGTCCCATCCAGATGTACCTGCATAACCTGAAGTTATAACGTCGTTATTAGTACCAGTAGTTATGTCGTAAAATGCACTAGGATTATTATAAAACAATGTGTTGTATTCGACACTAGATCTTTGTATACCAGTAAGTTGTTGAAATCTAGCTAACATACCGGCAATTACAGGAGCTGCCAAACTTGTTCCGCCAAATCCTCCAATGGAACCGTTGAAGTAACAACCATATACATTCATAGGAGCAGAAATGTCTGGAATTCCTCTAACAGTTAAGTTTGTAGGACTACCAGTTACGCCGTTTGTGATAGGTGTATATTTAAGTCCTGTTTGATAACTTGGCAAAGTAAACAAGGTACTTAGACCACCACCGCCTCCCCAAGTACTTCCAAAACTGGAATCTCTATTATCATCAGATTCGGATACTCTATTGTCTAGGGAATTCAACGCAAGTTTTGTGCCGCCAATGGATATTATATAAGGGCTTGAACCTGGGTACCCCACTGATAATGTGCTAGCGCCACTGTACCAGGCCGATCCATGATCGCCAGAAGCAATGACAATTGCCTGCTTATTAGTGTTTGCAGTTGCTAGTTGCGTTTGTAAAAAATCAGTTGATTCATTAGTTGACCAACTGATTGAAATTATATGGCAGCCATCTGCAATGGCTTGATTAATAGGACTTTCCCATGTATTGCCTATATAAATTGTAATATCAGCAAGCGGAGCCATGGTAGCTGTACAATAAATGTCAACTGTATTTTCTCCACTAGCACCGTCTGCGGCATTAAATGTTCCGCTTGCGCCATCAAATGTTTTCTTTTTTATTGTGGGAGGTGACATATCAGCTGATATATAACCTGCTACTTGCAAATCTGCAAAAGATCTGTTTAGATCGCTTTGCAAAAAGCCACCACCGCCTGGGCTTATAATACCAATCTTTACTCCGTATCCAAAACTGCTTGGTAGCCCGTAGGCGTTAGCAATTTGAGGAGGGGTCAAATAAGACCCGTTTACGATAGATGCTAGTGGCTCTCCTGTGTTAGGATCAATAGCATCAATCTGGACAAGATTAGCTGGTTTAGAGTTCATATTATATTTCTAGTTTTAAGATTGTAAGTGTTACAGTTATATTAGCAGATGATCCACTATTATTATAAACTTTCAAATACATGTTTGAGCTAACTGTTCCATCAGCATTGAATCCAATTGCGGCTGGAGTAAAATAAGTTGTTGTTGAAACAGTTGAAATTGATTCTGCAATGACTCCACTTCCTGGAGTAGGATCTGTAGTAATAGATCTAGAACTGTCATTAGACTGTGCTGTTGAACTAGTATAAACAGTTACCCATGCTCCTGCTGAAACTTGAATACTATATAATGCGTAACCTTTAGCGGCTGTAATTGTTCCCGTCACTGAGTTTCCAGAATTAATAATACCTGTAACATATTGTACAGTAGTTCGACTTTGTAATCCAGATGTTTGAACCGCACTAATCGTACCGCCACTGATTGTAATAGTTGTTCCGTCTGGTTTTACTGCACCAAGTTGACTTGTTGTTGCGGTAGCTACTGCAATATTTCCATTAGTAGCTATAATAGTTGAACCGTCAACAGTTACACCACCTAATTGGCTAGTTGTAGCTAGAGCAAGGCCAATTGTTCCTGTTGTGTTTGTAATACCACTTGTAGATACTGACGGTATAATAACTCCGCCTAATGCTGATGTTGTGGCTGCTGGAAGTGTATAAGAAATTGTACTAGTGATTACACCACCATTAATTGTAATAGTTGTACCATCTACTTTAACACCACCTAATGTACCACCAGATCCAACACCTGCGGTTGGTAAAGTATAACTAGTGATATCAGACAAATTGGCTAAAGGACTCCAAACAGAATCGTGTGCATAATACATACGAGCATCTGCATTACTAAAAGCAACTGCACCTTTATAAGAACTTGCCGATGGAAACGCTGTTTGATTTGTAAAATAAAATGGTATAATGCTACCTACAACAGGGGCAGTAATAACTCCAGTATTGTCTATAGTTACTGCACTATTTTGTAGTGTTTGTCCACCAGTGCCGTTGTATATTGCAATAGCTCTGTTGGTAGATGCTACTGGGCCAATAACAGTTCCTCCTGATGAAGGCGCACTTATAACACCAGATCCGCTGATTGTAACTGTCGTTCCATCAACTTTGACTCCGCCCAATTGTGTAGTGCTTGCTATTGCTAGTCCGATAGTACCACTGGAGTTTGTTATTCCGCTAGTAGCCACTGTTGGAATAATAACTCCACCTAATGCTGAAGTTGTGGCTGCTGGCAAAGAATATCCGCTAGCACTACTAATTACACCGCTTCCACTAATTGTAATAGTTGTACCATCAACTTTAACACCGCCCAATGTTCCTCCGCTACCTACTCCAGCTGTTGGTAAGCTATACGGTGCTGGAGGTGTAAATGAAAACACTCCGGTAGAATTGTTATAAGATAAACTGCCATTGCCGCTAGCTGTTTGAGTAGTTATACTAAGACTACTCAATTGAATTGGTGTGAATCCTAGTCCAGTTGTAATTTGATTGCTGGATAAAGTATTGCCGCTGATACTAGTTACTGTACCAGCATTTCCAGTGACGCTACCGTTAATTGGATTTGTTACTGTCAAATTAGTTAAAGTTCCAACACTGGTTAAACTAGAATTAACAATGTTTGAATTCAAAGTTGTACCAGTCAGCAATCCTGCGGCTGCCACAGTCGATCCTGGAATTTGTTGCCAGGTAGTTCCGTTATAAATTACATAATCACCGGCACTAAATGTAATGCCTAAAGCTGTACCTCCAACGGTAACAGCATATTCCCAACCAGCAGTACCAGAACCGTTGGTTAATGTTGGAGTATTGGTACTGGCATTCCAAGTACCTTTATAAACAACTGCTCCTGTTAAACTTGCAGGTATCTGACTAGCTGTCAATCTTCCGTCCGGTCCTAATGTTGCTATTCCACTAGCGGCACCAATTGTACTGATTGCCGGAACTGAAATAATTCCTCCTGATATTGAAACGGTTGAACCATCTCCTTTAACAACTCCTAATACGCTTGAAGTAGCAGTTGGCAATGACGCAATATAATCAACGCCCGGAACTGCAATACTCAATGCACCCGTCGATGTAGTACTCTTAAGTAAACCCGTAGCCAAACCGCTAGTGCCAGGTGCATAATCTGTACCGCTTACTGCGGCTGTTCGAGTAGTGCCCGAAGACTTAACAATACCTGTTACACTTTGCGCACTTTGATAATCTGTTCCAGCAACAGCCGCAGACATACTAGTACCGTTGCCTTTTAATATGCCGTTTATGTTAGTAATTATTGTAATAGCAGGAGTTGTGGTGCTATTGGCAACAGTTCCTGCAAAACCATTTGCTGTAACAACACTTATCGATGATACTGTTCCAGATCCTGCAATAGCAGTAATAACTCCATTATTAATAACAATCGAAGTTCCGTCAACTTTGACACCACCTAGTGTTCCTAAAGTGCTAGTTCCAACAGTAGCCGTTGGTATAACACTACTAATAACTCCATTATTAATAACTATTGAAGACCCATCAATCTTAACACCACCCAATGCGGTTGTTGTTGCTGTTGGTAAGCTATAACCGCTAGGTGCCGCACTGATCACACCGCCATTTATTGTAATAGTTGTACCGTCAACTTTGACACCGCCTAATACTGAAGAACTTGCTACCGGCAAACTATATGCGGCTGGAGCTCCAACTAATTTATTATAACTTAATGCTGTAATCCAACTTGGATCTGAATAATTTCCTGTTGTCAGCACCGCATTTGTTGTTGTATTAGGCGCCCAAAATAATTGAAATCCATCTGTATACAAGGCATTTCCAGCTTGTCCAACCTTACTTGGCAACACTGATGCCGCGACATTTGTGTATAATTCTGTAAAATTGGCATTTATCTTTTGCCCGGCTGTACGTAGACTGTCACCAGTGCCATCGCCTGGGGCTGATCCTACGTTAATAAGTTGTTGTGTCATTGTGTTGTTCCTTGATCGAATGTTGTGCGAGTACCGTCAAAACTTAATAGTGTGTTGTCAAAAGTTCCCACCGATACATTACTTATTTGTTTATACTCACTATACCATATGCCAGGTTCTGCTCTTAAGAAATCGCTTATTTTTCCAGTGTCATAAAGCACACTTGTTACATTATCCCAAGCCAATCCTGAATTTTGTACTACTGTAATTTGTGTTCCAAAACTTAATAAATTAGTCAATATTACAGTTGCTCCATTAATTATAAAAGTTAAAGAAGCAGTTCCATTTGAGGCTGTTCCCAATGTGTGATTAGGACCTGTAGTTCCTAGAACTCCGGCCACAGTAACTTCATAATAATTATTTTCATAATTTACATAAACACCTATTGCAACTGCTAAACCAGATGCCCATGTTGGTCCATAATATTTCACTGCTGGTATAGTAAAATCTGGACTAAATGCAACATCTCCTTCTGGGCTAGTTGGGGCGTTGTTTATATTAAAGACACTATATCCAACTTTCTTCAAGCGTCTATTTCCAATAAAGAATTTCCAAGCACTGCTTGATGCAATATTAGTTGCAATAGAAGTAGTAGTTCCATCACTGTTAATTGTAACTTGGGTAACAGAACTAAAGAATGTGCTTCCACTAATATGGCTAATTAAACATCTATAGGTGTAAGATCCCACATTAACTATAGCACCTACAGGATAAACTGCGCCAGTTTCCCATACTGATCCGTCGTTGTATCCTCCTACAAAAATTTCCATATCGTTAATAGTAGCTGGTACAAAATCTAAACTAACTAGATTTGTACCGTCACTAACAATTTGTGTGACTTTTTGTGTATCACTATATGGAATATTTTCAAAAGGTCCAATATCCTGGACTAGTGTACCTGCTAAGGATACTGAATAAATTCCTGTACCAAGAGTCCCTCGACGCAATTGACTTAACTGATTACCTACTAGCGAGAAGTACTCAATACGCTCACCTCTAATTTCAATAACTCCTGGTTTATTTTTACTTGGATTTGGTAAGTCAAAATTAGAAGCATTTTCAACTACAATCACAGTGTCATTCCAGTGTAAATCTTGTGCCAATGTAGTTTGTTTAGATTTACTTAGACGTTTATAGGTCACACGATTTAACATATCTTTGAACTGCATATATGCGATTCCAGATGTATATACATTGCTACCAAAAGTAATTATGGTTAACTTGTCAGTAATAGATGTATTTTGTGCTAATGTTATACTTTGATAATCTGGATTTAATTTATAATCAATCACAGGACTTAATAGAGTTCCATTTTTAATAACCCAAACGTAGTATTCACTTAATACTTGTCGGTCAAGCTGGACGATTCCTCCAAGAATATTATACATGTAAAAATAAAAAGAACTATTTGGTGTAAGAGATGCTAATGTAGAAGTAGATAAGGTAGTTCTTTGTGAATCTAAAAATTCATGTTGATAACTACTTATAACTTGTACCAAATGTGTGTTGTCATATGCTGTGTTAAATGTAATCTGATTATTCAGTGCATTATATGTGTAGCCTTCTCCGGTAGTTAGACTCACAACCAAAGTTTGACCTTTATATGTGTTATAGGTAGTTTTATTAATTTTAATTGTAACACCTGACAGATCAACAATATAATCTGTTCCTAGTGTTAATGTATTACTTCCCGCATAGACATACAAAGTTCTAATGTCAATCGAATATGGAACAAATTTGGTAGGATCAACTGTATAATTAAGTCTGTTGCTACCTATTGTAAAATATGCATTTACTGGAGCAGGTAAAATAGACTGATCGACACGCACTATCATGTCTGATTCGTCTGGTAAGAATGTTCCAACAGGATTTTGCAAATTATAGGTAAATTGTCCGTTAGTTGCTATTGTTTCAACATTAGTTATAGCATAAGTCGGCACCGTACCAGCAACTATAATAAAATTAATTAATGCACCGGCAGCAGGAGCTTTTCCAAAATTAAATCCAATTGCTCCAGAATACAAATATGTCTTATCAGTCTTAAATATCTGAGGGCTAGCAACTTTACCATCAACATATACTAAAGTTGTGATAGGAGTTGTCCAAGTTGCACTTGATACAAATTCAGATGTTGTTCCATCGCCAACAAAGTAATCAATATCTATAATGTTTGCGCCATTGAATCCAATACTAAAAATACTAATTTCTGAATTAGAAGTAGGAGCAGTATGGAAAACAATATTATTATTTCTATAATCAACATCATAATCAGTTGTCACAGTTTTTATCGCACCACCTACTTTTACTATTACAGCACCTGGACTGTTTGGTTGTTGACTTATTTTGAAACCAGTAGTAGCTCCATCCCCAATATAATTGTCAGTTCTTATAACTCCCGATCCGCTAGTTGGTTTTTCAAATATTTTAATAGCTAACGCATCAACTAACTGTCCTGGAACAACTTCTTCGGGAGCCACATTCGTAGTAGTTGTAATAAGACCGTCGCCATCGACGATAATGTCATCTGCTGATAAACCAGTAGCTGTGGCATAAACACCATTTAATGTGGTAGTATCACCGCCACTTAAACTAGTATCATAATCCTGATCTCTTGGCGCTATCGAACCATCGCTGGTAGTTTGTCTAATAACAAATTCGTCACCTTTAGATACAGTAAACACATTAGCCGATGCATTTGATCCAGCATCTACTTTGTCAAGTATTCCATATACTGTACTTGCAGATCCTCCGTCATCTACCTCAATATCTATAGTTGTATTGGCTTGACCGCCGTCAACTAGTGTATAAGGTTGCGGAATGCTAAATGTTTTAGTTGTTAAACCACCAACATCGCTAACACCATCAGATAAGAAAGTGTTTACAATAGCAGTTGCATTTATTGAAGGTATTAATGTAGATTCGTTTGATAAGATTGTACTTAATACAGTTTGCAGACCTGCATCTTGAGCCGGTGCTGTAGGATTAGTTACTGGTGCATTTGGATAAAATGCACTGCTTATAATTGTTGTAATTGTTGATATATTATTACTAATAGCAGTTCCTGCTATTTGACCGTTAGCCAGGCCGCTATTTGTATATTGGAAAAAGTGTGTTTGTAATCTTGTAAATTGAGTATTGGTAATAATATGCTGAGCCATAGAATTCAAATATCCAAAAACACCTGACCAATAGGCAGGGGGTTGAATGAATGGAATACTATTATTGTAAATCCAATACTGATTTGCTGAATAGATAGATTCTCTATTGCCGCCGTAGGTTAAATCGTAACATAGACTCAACACGATATATTGAATTTTTGTTTGGAAATCTGTTTGATCATATACTACACTTGGATAATTGTTAGTAATATATTGTATTAATTCTGCTTGAATAAACGGAATATTATCATTCAACAAAGTAGCCGCACTATAAAGTCCGTAATTAGGAGAAATAAAAGTATAATTCCCGTATTCTGCTTGTAGTCCAATACTTTGATTAATTTGTGCCGCAACTAGGCCATTATGTAGTACTACTGCTACGACTGTTGCAAATCCTGTTAGCCCAAGACCACTCACTGACCACCCTGCTTGCACTGGCGTAGCACTAATAGATGCTACTGGAATGTATACATAGGTTCCTATCGGTGATCCGTTTATATTTGGTACATTATAAACTATAGATGTAGGAGTACCATACGGCAATGTAAATATTGGTTGAGGAACAATTCCACCGCCAACAATAGTTGTTACTATTGCTGTGTTTGTATCAATTGCCAAGACTGCTTCTGCATTAGTACCCACTCCTTGTAGATTAGATACTGTTTCAAGTAAATTATTAATTGAATAATTTGTTTCACTAGATTTATATCCGTAAGAAGTAATGTGGTTTGATATTGCAAGTCCTACCAAAATACTTTGATAGTTTGAATTATACGCGGCATCATAAGCTGCCGATTCTACTAGTTGAGCAAAGAAAGGTTTTATATTATAATTAGGATCATCTAATCTAACAGGATTTAATTTTCCAAGAATACTAATTATAGAACCCAGCGCTATTCCGCTATTTGTTAAATTTGTTAACGTAATTTTTCCATTGTTACTAATAACTACATCAGTTGGTTGAATTAGTGTACGAACAAAATTTAAGTAAGTGCTATCTGGTATTTCAAAATAAAGTATAGAACTTAGTTGTACTTGATTTGCAGATAAGCCCAACGTAGAATTTGGACCTACTGCTGTAACTGTAGTATTCAATGCAAACAATGATAACGATGTATCTGTAGTTGTTATAACATCACCTACTCTTATTCCAGTCACGCTATTAACATACAAAATGTTGCTAGCAACCACGTTAGTTGTAAAAATAATGATTCCGCTAGGAAGACTATCGGGCGGAACACTTAATTGTACCTGAGTTGATGATAGTATTGCTGTTACGGTTTGCCCCGATACAAATCCTTCTCCAGTTGCAGTCATACCCACCGTTATATTTGCAGTGCTTACTAGAGTAATAGTGTTTACATAAGATCCTGCAACAGACGCAACAGATGCAAATGTAGCACGAACACCGCTAGAGTAAGTTGTATGAGTCAATGTAACATATGGTGCAATATCTTGAGTATTATAAACATATTCTTTAGTAACACCATCTGATACATATGAATCTACATTAACCTGTGTTCTATAAATGTTTAGTTGTATACCATTATCTGGAGTGTACGGTAATGTAAATGTATTAGTGTTAGCATTTACAACAACACTATAATCTTTATATGTGCTGTCATAACTATCCCACTTATCTGAATAAAATGGTACACTATCCCAACCCTGAGAAATTTCAAATCCTAATCCGTTAACAATAACACCGCCATAATCTATACCAGTCATTAACTGTGCAAGATCTTTTCCTGGTTCACCTGCACTTGGTGTATAATAATACTGTATTCTATCTGTAGCACTTAACAAAGATTCTGCAATATTATATGTAACAACTATTGATACTCCTTTTTTAGGAGCAGTTGTAAATGTTATTGTTCCAGAATATGTGGTATACCCCTTAACAGTACTTGAAACAATAGCAAGTGTATAAGTATCTCTTAATGCAAGAATACCATTAAGTGTAACAGAACTTTTACCTATAGTGTTATCTGGTCCCCATTGTAAAACAAATTGTAATCTACTACCAGTTCCAGTAAATGTTTCAGTTTTTTCTAATTGTGTAATAACGTATGTTTGATCTACTCTGTCAAATTTAATTCCAACATAATTAGATCTAACAAGGCTTTTTCCAATAATTGCTACCGCAGTTGCTGGTGTTCCAGTAGGCAGTATTCCACCTTTAATTGTAATCGTTGGTGCCGATAAGTAACCAGTTCCCGGAGTTAATAGCACTATTCTATTGACTTTTTCATTACTAATAAATGCTCTAGCTGTTGCTCCGGATCCGCTGTTGCTTGTAAAAATAACCTGAGGTTCAGTTACATACCCGCTGCCGCCGCTAGTTAATTTTAATTCTGTAATTGTAAATCCTGCATTATCAAGCCAGAACTTCCAAGGATATGTTTCTATAGCAGGATCTTGGGCGATGATTTTATCATTTTGAGAATAAACTTGTATCAAAGTTCTCTTATTATTTTCGTAAATAGAAGGTAAATCAAAATCTGTTATAGGCAATTGGGCAGGATCAATGCTGTCATAATTGCTAATGTATTCCCTGACAGTAGTTTTATAAGGTTTAACTTCGTTGACATAATCTTCAAAATTAGCAAGATTATCTGGTTTGTAAGTCACAGGCTGATCTAGACCGCCGACATTGTGTTGGGCTCTTACAAAACTAGTCTTAAATATCCAATCAACATAAAGTTGTTCGCTATGAATATAATGTACACTACCAAAGAATAAATCTAAATAAGAACCGTTTAGTTCTCCTTTGAAAATATCATTTTTTAGACTAGACAGTATAATTCTCAATTCAGTTGATGCATATAGGTCAAAAGATTGAGAGTCATATATGTTATTATCAAAACCTAATTGAGTATTCGATAAATTGTAAAGAGAAGCATCCAGCTGAATGGTGCCATTTTGTAAGCCAACTACATGATAACTCTGTGTCCAATCTATGCTTGTAGAATCCGCATACTTATATAATAGTTCCCAACCGCCTGTGTTAGTGGTTCTAACTTTAACTGTTTGTCCTATAATAGGAGAAATTGAATTTAAGTCCGCCAGTGTGGCAACTGAAAAATCAGCGGCTGTAAATTGACTGTAACCAGTTGCATACCAGTCTGCATAACTCCAATAATTTCTAACATCATATGCTTGAGTTAAGACTAATGACCAATATCCAACTGTAGTCTTTCCTACTGATGTTACTGGAGGTATCCATGCATATATACTCCAATTTCCATTAGCGTTAACATCGCTTCTAATTAATGCACTGTAATTTCTAATGGTTAATGTAGTTGTACTATCATAACCTTGTCCTGATGATATTACTTTAGCTCCGGTAATCTGACCTTTTGTATTAATAATTGCATTTACTACAGCCCCAGTACCGGTACCATTAACTGTAATATAAGGAGCAACAAGATATCCTTTTCCTGATAAAGGATTACCAGTACTATCAGTATTAATAGTTATTCCAGTAATCCTGCCATCCGAAATTGTTGGGTTAATACTTGGTGTTGTATAATTACCTACACTAGCATAAATTAATTCTGCATAATTATCAAAAGCAATATCATACAACCCCGTAGTAATTGCAGGTGCTGGATCATAACTTTCTAAATTTTTAAGATCTGAATTTTCTACTATCTGATTTGCTAACAATATCTGATTAGCTTGTTCTACAAATTCTTTTAATGCTTCAAAACGATTAACAAACATACCCTGGCGAGGTCGATTTTCAATACCATAACGTAACTTAGGAGGCAATGCCGGATCGGGCACTGGTCGACCTACTGAATCATTTCCACATAAACTGTCAATCCATTTTTGTTCAATTACATCAGGAATATATGTTGTAGGGTCTTCGCTAACTAATTTCCAATGACTATGTACATTCTGATTTGTTTTAGAACCTAACCAGTACTCAACACTTAATACAACTTCGTCATGCTTTAAGTATTGTTTTGCATTAACTAGACTAAAACTACTTGGGCCAGTTAATGCAAGATATGTATAACCCTGCCCTCTTGGATTAGCAATTAAAGTAGAAACATCGCTAGCTGCCAAGTTTCTTCCGGCAACATTAGGAATGAATTTTTTGTTTTTAACCCAGAAATAATAGGTATTCTTAAATGTTTGAGTTACAGTATTATAAGTTTGTTTTACACTATAACAACTATTGCCATATAAACTAGTTCCACTTATTCCGGCCGTAATACCAGCTGGTGTGTCTGCTAGAGAATCCCATACTGCTGGCAATTGGTTATAACTTACCCATTCGTAAATATCAATACTTGCACCGGTTGCTAGCGAATTCCAATTTGTATTTTTATAAACAGGGTTATCTTCATATGCATTTAAGAATTTTGCGGTTCTTAAATCCCACCATAATAAGCCTACTTGATCATCTTTCCATGCAGTGCCAGTATTGACATTAACTGTAGTATCTCCTACACTATAAGTAGCTGGATCATAAAATGCTTTGAATTTAATTTCTTCTTCTGCTGGCCCAGCAATTTTGCCCTGTGCAGGATCAATAATATCTAAGTATGTTACTAATGTTCCTAAAGTTCTATTATACAAGAACGCTTTTTTAATTTTCTTAACGTCTGGTTTATCAATTTCGCTGTGTATGATAGTCCAAGTCTTTGTGCCTGGCATCTTACTATAATCATATACTCGACCAGAAGTTAATCCATGATCTATACCAAATGGTGCACCAATTAATACGTGATTGCCCCCTACTGCAAATCCAGTACCATATCCGTCAGCTACTCCACCTTCATTAGTAATTATTGCGGCAATACCTGTACCTGAACCGTCACCTGTTGCAGTAAATGTAACACCAATAGCATTAACACTAGCACCAACTTTTGTAAAATCTGTAGTGCCTAAACTTAATATTGAATATGTATTACCAACAACAAATTCTCCTGCTGGGGTAACTGGATTAGACCTGGTTAAACTTTCACTAAACACCCAACTAGTATCATAACGATCATAGATATCAATGCGACCACTATTAATTTGTCGTACAGTAAATGGTGTAGAATTTTTATCAAATGTTGTAGAATTTTTATCAAATGTTGTAGTTATAAACGTATCGCCATACTGACTATAAATTACTAATGTTTCAAAGTTATTCATGAAAGAAATTTTACGGCCAAAATGTCCGTTAGTTTCTGGTTGATGAGGAACTAATGTCTGTTGTATAAAATATAATCCAGAATCAGTATGATAATTATATACTGCTACAGAACCTTGTTGTTTAATTTGTGTTGAACTTGTAGTATCATCTGAAATAGCAATATAATTGCCATCATCTGATATTGCCAATTGTATATCATAATCAACACCTTGTAATATTTGTACTAGTCCAAAACCAGTTAAACTATTTCCAGAAATAGTACCTGCCTGTGTTTGCGGGCCAGTAGCGTGGCTAGCATAACTAACACTATTCAATGTAACAGCAGTTACAACAAATGCGCCGTTAAATGACGATGGTACAACACCAGAGACTGTAATTGTATCGCCTAATGCATAGGGCAATAGTGTTTGTTTAGCAAACGTCAATGTTGCCGTTGTGCCGGTTCCAGTAGCACCTGTAGTCGTCAATACAACTGTTGGTGTAGCTTTGAATATTGCCACTAAAGCAGTTGTAACACTACTTGCGGCACTAATTGCTAATGTAGAATTATCATTACTTATGGCTAGACTATAACCAAAATTCATTCCGGTTATATTACCAGTATACACCTCGGCTTGATCATAGCCCCAACCAACAACTGCAAATTCAATTACTCCGTTTGGAGTGCTATCTGGGCTGCCACTTAAAATTAATGTTGTAAAATTAACTACACTAGTAACTGTCTGTCCGCTTGTGAATCCAGTACCTAGCACATACATGCCTGGAAGTATGCCGATTGTACTAGTTACTCGCAATGTTGCTTCTGCACTTCCTACAGGATTATATGCAGACTGAGCTTGTACTACTGAAGAATATTTTAATTTATATACTCTACCAGATGAATTATTATATCCCGGAGCTGATATATAAATTACATCATTACCAAATGCAAAATTTGATCCAAAATTTTCATTAGCAACAGGATAAGGACTTACAATAGTATCTACTAAAGCGTAGATATTATTTGAATCTTTCTTATATAGACTTATTACACCTTGTCGTGCATATCCAGTTTGAGCATACTGGAATGACCATTGGCCGCTGCCGCTATCAGGTGTAGAAGGAGCCTGCTGAGTAGCAGACATGATTCCACTTGCAGTCGTTAACGGCACTGCCAAGTTACTTCCTTGTATAGCTGTTATTGTAAATTGTGTACTACTAATAATTGTTTGTACATAATAAATGACTCCAGCTACTGCTCCTCCAAATGTATTTCCAGAAAAAATAATTTCATAACCAACGCCTAATACGCTAGTATCTGCTGTGGTCAAATAATATGTAGAGGCTGCGGTATTAGTTACTGTAATTGTTACTTGCCCATAAATTTTAATAATAGATTGATAAACATTACTCTTATAGATAACCAAGCATCCCGAAGGATAAATTACAGTTGGATCCCAGGTTCCATAACTATCGACTGGAATATAATATATTGTTTCCCAGTAGCCGTATACATCATATAATGGCTCATTATTTGCTGGTACAACTTTAAGTGCTCGATAAAAGTTAGTAAATCCAGTATCTAAATCTACTTCACTTACAATGAGTCCTGGGCCATATACTAAAACTTGATTCCAATTACCAATATAATTTGTAATTGCATAACCTGCCAATGGACTGCCAGTTATCATGTACGATGCATCGGGTGCGATTGCAACTGCTGTAGCAACAACATTTCCTTGATTTGGATTAGTTGTTATTATATAAGTAGCAGTTGTTATAGATGCATTTGCTGGCTGGCTAATTGTGACACTAACTCCTTGAATTACTGAAATTATAATTGAATTTGGAGAAATGCCTTGACCTTCTATAACTCCGTTTAACATTCCAGAGGCTGCCGCAGACATTGTAACTACAGTACTATTGATTATAGTGCTTGCAATAACATTATAAACTGTATTGGTAGAAATAAAAGGAGGTTCAATGATTTGTCGTTGTACCCATGGCAAGGCCGGACTAGATTTATCATAAGTGGTGATTTGCCCATAACCTGTGCCTATGGCAGCCATGTTACCTTCTCTGTTGATTGCAATAACAGCACCAAACTCTAACTCATTTTGTGGAGCAGAATTATTCAAATAAGAAATTTCATATACTGGGTTGTATTGCCAAGTAGCCCATTTGCCGTTACCCTGATCATCGGTCCAAATTAGTTCTCCTGGATTTAGACGAACTGTGAGAATAGAATCTAATGAGTTAATACTAGATGTTCGTTGACTTACCAGTGCATACACTACCAATTGGTTTGATTGTGTAAATGGTTGAGGAAACCCAGAAATAGTAGCAGAAATTGTAAACGAATTTAAGTTTACACTGGTAATTTGATAAAATCCTTGCAACAACGCTACTTGAGAAAGCCCGACCCAATCACCTACTTGGAATGAGGTTAAATTTTCAGTAGTTAATGTTAGTGTAAAGTTATTATTGTTATAAGAAACGTTATTAATTATAATTTGTAAGTCGGTGAATCTGTAGACATTCCAACTTGGACCATCAAATGCCACCCATACATAGGCACCTTCATTAAATGTAGTGATATCATAAGAAGATATTTCTGACAAGTATCCTAAACTTAAGAATACATCTGTGGCATTAACATATCCTGCTTCTCTTAAGAAAGAATTATACACTGGTAGTAGAGGCCAGGGTTGACTATTATAACCTAAAGGTTTTAGATAAACATCATTATATGTTTGTTCAATAATAAATGTTTCACTAAGACTTGTGTCTTTTAATTGTCTTAGTTCAAATCCCTGAGGATTAGATCTAAAATTTGCTTCGTTGAGTATAAACTCTATATTTTCAAACGCTTTAGCGGCACCGTATTGTCCCAATCGTAATGCCCATTCTTCATAAAATACCAAACTCTCTAAGTTATCAGAACTTAGTACATTAAACAATTTATTAAGACTATTTTGTGTACCTTTTTCACGAATCATTCCTTGATAAAACTTAAATTCTGTAACATCGTCTTGTAAGATGTTATCTAGGTATTGACGTTTTTGATAACCAATTAAATGCTGTGCAACTTTTTGTTGATTATTATCAAAATTATCACTGTCTAAGCTATAAAAATCTTCAAACTGACTTGCCTTGTAAGACCAATTAGGTAATAGTTTTGCTGTAGGTTTTGTTGCCAGTTGAGTCCACTGTGTAGCATCAAAGGTTTCTGTACCAATCAATGCCGACAATGCGCTATAATAAAATCCTTGATAATTAACAATATCGCCTAATGCATAATCTGTCCATGCTTTCCAATTTTGTATAATTGCTTGGTCAAAAATAAATCCTGGAATGTCTAATCCGCCATACCAATCGATACTAACATGTCCAGAAACTTTAAGTCTTTCTTGTCTATAACCACTTTCTGGGTTATAAATTACATCATTAAAAATTGTTGTATTACTTAAAGTAATAACTTGTTCATGTTGGATTAGATAAAAACTTGCACCATATATTCCATCAGTTGTTCGAGGACTATAAGATACTATATTTCCACTTCTGTAGCTATCTAAAAATTTTGAAGCCAGTGGAGTTCCATCAACCTTGAAAATTTCATAGTGATAGAATGGATTTGTTATATCATCGACTACAGCTAAATTAGTTGTAAAAGTTAATTTACTTGCAGATGGACTTAGACTTATAACACTATTACCTACATTGCTTATTCCAGGCAACATTTGATATTTTGCCTTATCAAAAGAATCAGTAGCTGAAAGATTATATAAAGCACTGTAATAATCTCCGTTATATCTTACAATAGTACCATAAGTTACCGGAGCATTTGGCATCCAATCTTTCCATTGACTAGAATCAGGAGTCCAGTTTTGAGTAGTCCAGAATAAAAATTCTTTAGCACTAGTTTCCCAATTTGTAACTAGGCCTAAGTTAACGTTAAAGCTGTCAAAAGTAAATCCTTCGTCTTGAAGATATCTGCCGTACCCTAGTAAGAAATCTACAACTTCTTGTTTAGTTTGAAATTCAGTACCGTAAGGAACAACAATAGGTTTAGTTCTGTCCCAACCAGTTCTAATAACAGCACTAGCTCCACCTACTACCGGTAAATGACCTAAGGGAGTAAAAATATTTGAATCAAACGCAGTACCTGCAACAGTGGTAGATAATGTTCTGTAGTAAGAATTTACATATTTTACAATAGTACCAGTTACGTATGTTTCTCCTGGCGTCCAAGTTACATAAGGTGCGCTAATACCACCAATGACTGTTGTAGGACCAGATTTAACATAAGGATAATAGGTAAAATATGGTTGAGTTTGACTGTAGCCTTTTACTTCATACCCGTCGGGCATCTTTGTAATAATAACACCACTATAAACTATTTTCCTAATTGGGCTTGAACTATTTAGAAATACATTAAAATTTTCTGCAGGAACAAATACGTTACCAGTACTTGCAGGAGTTTTAGAATCTAATAATAAATTCATCTGCTCTTTACTAGTAAATGCGCCAATTCTATAAGATATCTGTGCTGTCATTGTAGCAAGATCAGTTATATATTGCTTGTAAGATTGTACATTATTACTAAAAATAAAATTTAAGATTTGATCTACAATATAGTTTACAATACCTGCGGTTTGTACTCTAGTAGTACTAGAATAAATGCTTGGTAATAAAATATCTGCTGGAGATATTCTTAAATTAGTTTTTGTATAAACTAATTGTCCTGCTAAATTTCTTGCTATTCTAGATCTGTCTAACAAAATGTTTATAGTTTTAGCAGGTGTTAATAATATACTAGCAATAACAACTGCAAATGGGTAATGACTGCTACGACGCCATGCTGTTTCAACTGGACTTTGATCTCCGAATACAAATCCGTTTCCTGTATTTTGTGTTATAGTGCCGTTAGCAAGGCCAGACGCTATAGGATTTATTAATAATCCATTGCTATCCACTGGGATATGCTTCATTAAAAAGGGTTTAGCATACTTAGACAATTTAATTGTAGGCATTCCTGGCTCTCTGACCATGCCATCATTAATATCTTGCCACATTGGTAGATTGTCACCGGTATAAGGTGCTGGTCCGTATAACTCTACCCACCAACTTGGTTGTTGACTAAATCCTAACATTTCCCAAGGACATAAATTTGGACGATCGGTGTCTAATAAATATTGGAATATGCCTCTCCAATATCCTGGAAGTTGTCTGCCGTCGGGTGCATAGTTATCCGAATAATTATAACTAAACGGATTGTTTATATCATAACTAAGAGGTTTTGTAAAATCTCTTCCTGATAGTTTAGTCCACTTGTAAAAATTAGGAGCTAATACTTGATTAAATTCTGCAAGACTGTAATCATTAGATCTGTTATAACTAGGAATAATGTCAGCTACATCAAAAATTGTAGGATCGTACTGAACTTTAATATTATTAAAAATACGTTTTTCTAATTCTAATAACAGCTGATCTCGGTAATCTCCATAGGCAAGTATTTTACTACCATCGTGACCTTGAATCATAGTTTGCGGAGTAGCATAGGTATTGTCTACATAAATTTGTGGAACATAGGCTGGCCACATTCCATATTTTGTAGGTGTAGCTGGAACAAAACTACCATCAGTGCTGTCATATTCTACTGTTGTGATAGTGTCTCCATTATTCATTACTACGCTATTGGTAATAGTAAAATATCCTTGATTGTCAAATGTATAATCTCTACCATGTACTAATTGACTGTTATTCAAGTAAATACCAACAGCTTTATTGGATAAAGTAGTTAATGTGAATACTGAACTTAATGGATATTGTTTTATTCTATAATCAACTACTGAAAGATTTGTTTTAACAGATGCTCCGTACGGAATCATATCACTAAAATAATAAGGAGCAGTATTAGGACGATCCTTGTTTATTTTTTGCATTATTAAATCTACAAGTGTAACTGGATCTCCGTCAACGCCCAAACTAGTAGCTGTCTTAACAAAATTTCTTTTGAAATTATTATAGTCATCTCGACTTTGTTCAATTGAACGTATAATATTATTTGTTTCTGAAGTAATATGATATATTGTAGTGCTTAACGGACCACTGTGCTGTACAAATTTTGTTCCGTATTGTGTAACATTGCCTAAATCTCTTAAATTTCCATCCCCTGGAAATGATCCAACAAATGTTGTTCCAAGATTATCAACAATTGAATTTACATGATCTGCAACTTCACCTAATGTAAAATCTCCCATGATGTTATTCAAAGGATTATTTTGCAGATTAATTGGAATTTCGTAGTAGCCTTTACTATTAATTATTTGTGAGGCAAATGCACGGATTGTTAAAACATCACTTTTAGATATCGGATTAACCAATGTAATAAATTTGTAGTTAGGTCCTGAATTTAATTGCCACAATGTTGGGCTTAATCTAATTCCGTTTACATAAATTTTAACCACAAGATCTGATAAGTTTGTGATATCGTCAAAAATATCTAAATTAAATTTTGTTGTTAGCCCAGAATTTTTGTAAATTCTAACGGCAGCTTGCGTATTAGGTGCAGAACATGTTTGCCAGCCATTTTTATAAGTTAACCCACCAGCATAAGTTTGTTTTACTAGATATCCTACATTAATATTTTTTGTAATTAGTGATGTAGATTCCTTATACTGGAATGTATCAGTAGCCAATGTGAAATTAAAAACAATATCGCCAATATTACTGATATTTCTGTAACTAAGAGGAAACCCTAATGTAGTATCTGCTACCCCAGATCCTATTTTATATGAAAATAAAGTAGTTCCTACAAATGTACTACCATTGTAAACACTAGTATCTCCGTAACTTATTGTGTTTTCATCAACTACATCAAACAAAGGTGCTTGGTTAATTTTAGTTTTTTGCTGGCCTAATACCCAAGAAGTTCCGTTATACCACCAACTGGTTCCTTGATAAGTTAAACCATTCTTAATCAATGCAACTTGATTCAGAACTGGTTCTGCTATTTCAGCTAAATGTATTTGTCGGCTACCTGAACTAAGATGTAATACGTCTAAGAACTGTACTTCAAACACCTTATTTCTTGTAAGTCTATCTGTATCGGCTGTGAAAATAATACGTTGCCCTTGAGCTAATGGAATTCCATCAACATGATATCCAAATGCTCCTTCAATTTGTGTAAATGCATCTTTAGTAAAAGTATCAATGATATCAATATCGGCAATTGCGGTGGTTCCTGAATTTGCTAACTTGAGATCTGCTTCAAATTCTATAATAGGTCTAATAGCTCTTGCTGTTTGATCGATACTAGCAACATTGCCATTATATGTTGCACTTGCGGTGATTACATCTTTATGAAACCATCTATTATAACGACTCCAATTATTGTAATCGTTACTAGCCCGGTTAATCACAATATAGTCTTGTGACCCAGCAAAACCTGTTGCATCGCTGAAAGGGTTATTATCAAATTTATCGCTGTCAAAAGGAATAGTTTTTTCTGTAGTATAGTTATTAATAACTTCTAAAGTAGTTGTCAATATTAGTTTTATAGCAACGCCCACTCCTTCTACATAATATTCACCGGTAGCGTACTCTGCCGGTGTTACATTGCCGACAAATTTAAGTTTCATTCCGTTACTAAGTTGTGTTCCATCAGCAAATTTATAAGTCTTTTTACCTAGAAGATCATTAGCAACATCTGTGTAAGTATCTTCGGTAATTGATAATATTTCAAAAACTCCGCCCAGGTTAAGATCGCTTTCACTTTGATAATAAAGCACTGTTGGAGCATCTAATGGAACTGTAAATGTTAGTAAACCTTGTTCTATTCCGTAGCCGCTTACTAAATCATTTTCGTATCTGTTATCTGTTCCTGCACTTCTATCAGTTTTTATACTAAAAGGATTTCCAGGACTATTAATTTCAAAATTATATGTTTGCCCTCTGTAGAGTTTTAACACAGGATTTCTTGTAAACCCGTTAGGAGTAAACAAATATTCTTTATTGCTTAATTCATTTTCAATAGTAACAGTATATGTACTTTCAATGGCCTTAACTTGTCCCGGAAACACAATAGTCTCGGGTCCGTAAGGCAACCAATAGTAGTTTTGAAAATTAACAAATTTGTCCCAATCAATATGGGGATCCCAGCTATAAAATTCTTGTTTATTTAATCTAGCATGATTTTTTGTATTACCACCAAATACTCCGATTTGATTTATGTAATCCATGTAATCTTTGAAAAATGTAGTATTACCTAAACTATCTTGAATATTAATACTAGGTTCAAGTTGATAATTTTGTCTGTTTACTGTAGGTGCAGTTAGATAGATATCAGAACCTGTGGCACTTTTTGCATTTTCTCGACCAATATAACCGTTGATTTTCTTTACAGCACCTGGTTGGAATAACTGATCAACCGTTGCTTGTAAAAATTTGTCGTTGGCGGGTGTTTGATAAAATGTTGGTAATAATTTTTTTGTTATACCTACATTGCCGCTTTTTGCGTCACGACTATTAGCCATTAGTTACTCCAAATGTTGCACTAGTTATATTTTGACTTGATGTAAGAGTCGATAAAGATTGTCCTGTTACAGTTTTAAGGTTGTCAGATGTTAGTCCTGGAACAATATTAATATTTGCGGCAGTAGCGCAACTTATAAAGATTCGATCGCTTGGGCATTGAATTTCAAATAAACTTCCAAAAAATTGATTACCTTGTACTGGAACTATAACAAAATTTGTAATATCAGGAGCCAACTGCATCATTACATAAGTTGACAATTCTGAAAAATAAAATGTATCTCCAAAATTCCAATTATCTAATGCAAAGAATGTGTTAAAGGCTGTGATTATTCTTGCAGTAATATCGTTATTACTTAATGTACTGCTTGGATTTTTTACTACATTAAAAGAAGCCTGAAGATTAGTATCTGCTAACGCACCAAATAATAAAATATAACTAACTGGATGATAAATTATTTGATCTGAAATAGATTTTATTAAATCCAAGTCTGCACCTAACAAATTATCTAATTCTCCGCTACTTGGAGGCAACGGCTCTGCTATGTTTGCACCACTCAACCATTGTCTAAATTTAGTATCGTAGTCTGTGGTCAACACATAGATATCCATAATATTACTTGCACCCGGATCAATCCTAGATTCAAAATCAGCATTATGAATATATTGGAATTTGAGTTTATCTCTTCCGACATACACCTTAAAATCTAGTGTTGGATTTAATGTACTTGTAGAAGCATTATATTTTTTTACCACTTGTTTATCAACAAAATAAAAATATTGTCCGTCTGTGTATTGTGTCAATACACCGACATTGCCCTGTGTACTTAAAATTATTACAAGATTATTATCATTACTTACATATTTGTAATCTTCTTGCCCTTCGCTTATAAAATATTTTTGTTGTAAAATATATTTGTTTAAGCTATTTGTATTAGGAGCAACAATATCTAAGAACAATTGAGGATTGTCAACAATTCCATTATTTTCACTATCAGCAAATGATACAACAATTTTTGTTGGGTCAATATATCCATCTTGACCAGTATATTCTTTTATTATCTGCCAAGCCATATCAGTAGTAAATGGACTAGTACTATCTGGTTGAGTATTAATACTTAAAACATTTAGTCTGTCTAATATTGTACTGCTCGATACAATATCATATACTTTCTGAGTACCGTCAAAATAGAAAGTTACTTCTTGATCACTTTCAAAAACATATCGCAATAATCTGGTACTAACTGTATAATATTCGTTGTTAGTTGTAAACAATAATAGCCAACTAGAATCTTGTTGTGTATTTGTAGAATCCCCTTGATTGCCTAAACTAAAAGAACTTGTAGTATTCAAATTAGTTTCAAAAATTATCTGCCAGCTTTGTGTACCGGCATCGTATCTTAAACCAAACGGCTTATTGTAAAATATTAAATCAATCATAGAAGTTACTATTGAACTCTGTATAGTAACATTTAATTCTGGAATAATTTGACTAATAACGGCATTTGTTGGAATAACTTTATTAAGAGTAACAGATCCAAATTTAGTTGATAATATGCCGGTCGAACTTACTCCTGTTCCATCTCCTGTGATGGAAACAACTTGAGACCATAGATAATTTACAGATCCTAAATTAGTAGCAGTACCTTTAACCAGCATGTTGTTATTGGTCGTATCAAAATAATATCCAGATGGTGCAACAAATTTTATCAATGCTCCAGTGGTGAAATATTTCAAATCCGTACTGGTAAACGATGCAAGTTTATAAGGAACGCCGTCTGAAGAAGAACCTACATAACCTGTACAACTATTGCTATCACTAGTGATATTATACCAAGAAATATTTAGACTTTCTGTAATGTAATTAATAAAATTTGCATAATAAAAATTACGTAAATCTGGAGTATCTAAAATTGGAAAAATAGTATTATAGATAATACCTTCTATATCTGTTTTAGTTAGATAAGAAAAATTGATAGGAGAAACATAGGGTTCTTGATAAATTATGCCATCATCTGCAAATAAATTAGTGCTAGAATATTTTCCAGTAGGATCTTTAAGATCAAAATATCTACTAATACCGCTACTTGTTCTATTAATACTTTTTACTTTTGCAACTTTTTGCGTAACAGACAAAGGACTAATGTTATAATCTTCTCCAGTGACCATACGATTTTGTGTATAATAAGTTTGAGGAGCATTGGCTTTAATACTAGCATTAGTCTCAGTAGCCGCACTATTATTAACTGTAGAGGCCAGCCCCAAACTAAGAGTTAAAGTTTCAAAATTATTTTGTGTACTTACGTAAGGAATGGTAATCAGAACATTTATTATATCCGATGGATTGATAGTGTAGGATAAATTATTACTGGTTCTATAATAGACTCTAAAATTCCCTAAAGGTAAATTACCAAATACACCATCTGCAAACCCCAATGAAATGGCATCTCCTGCTCGAGTGATAACATTATAGATAGTTTTAATTTTGTTATTAAGACTGTTGTATATAATGTTATTGCCTGTTAGAGCAGGTACTTGAGTCCATAAAGTGTTTTCAAGACCTGTACTTTGATCAATACTATACAGCCATACATCAGTATTATTAATATTTTGAGTATTAACATCTATTGTTTCATTAGCACTAGGCTGTGTAACGGTAAATGTTCCCTGATTAAGAGTACCTTGGGTAAAGTTAAAGAAAAATCCAGTATTTGCACTGCCGGCTCCGTAGCCGTCATCTCGATAAACACAGGCAATATTATTAGCAATCTTTGGAGGTTCTTCGTAGATATAACTTTTACCGCTAAATGTTGTGCTAGTAATTTCAAAATTCATACTTCTACCAGCTACTGTTTTAGTAAAACTATAAGTAGGTACATTGGTATTGGCGCCATTAAATCTATATTGCCCTGTACTAATGCCGTAAATGTTAGCTTGATCTATAGGAGTTCCAAATTGGTTAGTCGGTAATAAGGCGGCATTTAAGATTTTTATAAATTGATCATACCAATTAGGATTACTACTATCGTTCCATGTAATGTACTGTCCTGCTAAATTTATACCATTACTGTCCAGTACTGTTTCTGTAGTGCTAATAGTATTAACTTTTAATAACCCTTGAGCTGGTACATTTCTACTAGCATTGTACCCAATCATTCTTGAAAGTCGTAATACACTTTCACGACGTTCTGCTAGTTCTAAAAAGTTTTCTCGGGCGTTAAGATCCACTCGGAAAGCTATACTTTGACCTACAAAAGCTATGAGATCAATAAGAGCAAGGTATTCGCTGGATTCAATGTAATCATTGAAATCTTCTGGAAAATTCACACGGATATAATCAATCATTGTACGGCGCAAATTTTCAAAGTCGTAACTTTGAAAATCAGCATTTTTGAATGATTGATAGATTTTTTGCCAGTCTTCGTTTACTAATAAATTGTTTAGTCTATCCGTCGAGCTCATAGTTTGTCCTAATAATTATATTTATTGAAATAAATTATGTGCGTAGTTAATTAAGCTACACGGAGCCCGTTGTCTTGATCAAATGTCAATTGCATTCTTTCTTGAAGATTATATTGCGAGTATTTTAGTGTAAAAGATATCTGTAGGCCAGTATCATACGGAGTGATAACCACATTTCCGGCTTGAACTCTTGGGTCATAATTTACTATTTCATTAACGTTTTGCAATATCAAATTCTTAATTTCTTCAGTCAACGGTTCGAATATCAAGTCCCAAATTATAGTTCCAAAAGCAGGATTCATTAGACGTTCGCCCTGGCGAATATAAAAATGATTCAGTAAATCTTGTTTAATCAACTCAAAATCGTAGAGAGAAAAATTTTCAGTATTTCTACTAACAGTACTAAATCCTTTATAAGTTTTAGGAGGTGCAATGGTATTAGTTCCTACTGCTGGTACTGCAATTTTATGATATAGTTGTGATGCCATTATTTTCCTCCTTGTACCTTATTAAAAGTATCTGTTTTGGTTGTATATTTTTGATAAAACTCCGGAGTAGCAATAGCACTTCCAGATTCTCTGTCTGTATTTGAAGTCTTAAATTTTGTAGCATCTAGATTTTCATGATGTGCATAAGGTTCAGTAGTAGGTATACGCAACATGATGCTGTTTATACTGCTTCCTGCCGATGCTGTTCCATCAGAACCAACAGTTGGTTCACCAGGATTATCAAATGTGCTCAACGGAGTAGGTGTTGTTGCTGCCGATGCAGAGCCAGCCGTGGCGGCTGCTGGTCCATTAAGGTTAATATTACCACCAGAAATAGTAGTATTAGCCGCACTAAGTTCCATATTACCGCCAGATGTTAATTTATTAGACCCACTTGTATTCAAATCAAATCCGCCACTAATTGTCATATTTGTTTGGCCGCCAACAGTAACATCCCATGTAGAACCAAAAGATTGTTTGTGTGCGCCTGTTATAGTTTCATCTTGTGTACCATCTACTTTTATCTTGACATTGCCGTTTACTATGGTAATTTTGTCTTTACCTATTTCGGTTTGATGTCTTCCTCCAACTTTTAGATTGAAATTCCGTTTGGCTTCAAAGTTAAAGTCTCGTCCTGCGTAAAAATTAAAATCGTGTTCACTATGCACACTAATACTGTCTTTAGCATAGATATCAATCTTACCGTCGCTAGTTAATTCTATCCAAGCAGTTCCTCTGCTATTTGTAATATAGATAAGATCTTCACTGTTATGTAATAATATTTCATGGCCTGTTCTAGTTCTAATTCTTACCAACTCATTATGGGGAATATCAGGTTTACCAGTATACTCGCCTTGCTCTACTGCCGCATAATCTGGAGGACCGTCCTTAGGTGTAGTCTTGCGTAAAAATTTATCATCACCGTCATCCATAACAAATGTAGTACCACCTAATCTACTTACAGGAGAATTAGGTATTAGATGTTCTAATTTACCAACTGGGCCTTGTTTTGCTCCTGGACGTTTATCTAAAGGTCCTGGAGTACTAATACCAAATACCATACTGGGTGCTTCTCTCCTAGCACTGCTGGTAGTTATTCCTCTTATATCGTCTTTTATCAGTCCTTGATGGTTTAATGCATCAGCTAAAGGATGCGTAGGTTTTTTAATCTGCGAAGGATCTGAAGGACTATTGTTTATTTGTTTGTTGTATTCTGCTGTAGGAGCTCGTGTATATGTACCTTCAACATTATTTTGTGTTGCCGCTATACCTGGCAACATAAAATTAGCATTTTCATCTTGAACACATCCCATCCAGTAGCCTTGACGAGGATCTCCGTCAATAAAAAACACAATCACAGTGGTTCCGGGATCGGGAGGTATCATCCACATACCATAACTTTTTTGAGTATTGTTATAATCGTTAGGATCGGCTTGAACATACTTAACACCAGTAATACCATAAAATGGACTCATATATTTTACTTGGTGGAGTTGACTTTCTGTTCCGTCGCCGCCTGCTGGTCTTAAAATTTCAACTTCTAATATACCCATATAAGTAGGGTCAAGATGGCTAACAACTCGTGCTAGAAACGGGCCTGGTTTTTGTTCTGCATCGTGCGCAGGAGCGTAGTCATAATTTTTATCTGCCATCTTTAACTTCCTGCACTTTCGCCATCAGGGCCGTTGTATCCTGCCGGATCCCCTAGAGCTGGTGCTGTTTTATCGCCTTCGCCATCTGGGTTGTTAGGATTAACTGTACTCTCGCTAGTATTGAGAGGTTTACCAGATACTGTCATCTCTTGTGCTGGTCTTCTAAATCCAATTAAATTTTGTGTAAATTTACCTTGTTTGAAATGACTTTCAACATTATTAATACAATATAATCCGCTAAAAGCCATTACGGGTTTAGTAGTTCCAGATCCAAAATCATACATTCCAGTAGTTTGATTAATATCTATAGGAGTTCTAAAATTTACAATAATATCAACTTCACCGCTTTGATGATTTACTGTACCATCAGCATTTAGATTTTTGAATTGACTTGGAGGCGAAGTATATGTACCTGTTCCGCTTTGAATAATAAAATAGGGATCACCAATAATTTCCATATTGAGTTGTAGCATATCAACACCGCCATTAATAGCATCGTGCCATATGCGAGCCGCTCGAGTTTTTTGATCTTCAGAACCGCCGCCGCCCTTTTTATCTGTAGCCTGTGTAGTTCCTGAATATTTTATTGTAGTAGGATTTTCTCCTAAATTACCCGAAGGAGCAGAACCTTGTTCTACAGGTTTTAGTGTTGGAACAACTTTATCTTTTGTCCCACCTTCTGCGGCAGAATTTTTATTATCTTGAGTATTTGCTAAACTACTTGCTGGCAAACTTGTACTAAAAGTTGCATTGTATTCTATATCAAATTTTATTACATCGATATTTTTGCCTGTATAGATATAATTGTATACTTTTACTGCTTGTTTTTTTAGTTCTTCGAACCCAGGTGCTCTAGTATTTGGAGGCATTATTTTACTTGTATGTGCTTCCCAAGGCACAACACGATAAACAATTAATCGAGGTTGTTTACCTGTACCTTTCTGATAATCTCCAATATTATAAACTTGAGTGTCAATTCTCCACCATTGTCGCATACCAGTCGGAGTAACGTTTGACTCTTCAAGTGCTTTGTTTGCGTAGTCACTTTTTAACATTACCTGATTTATTGCATTTGGAATATCACTATCCTGTGTAAACTTAAATTCACTCATTTTAGGATCAATTGTATTTTTTCCTCTAATGGTAACTTGTCCTTTAGGATCATAAAGTTTATTTTCTTTACCCATGCTTGGGTCGCCTTTTTTAACTTCATCAAATGCTAATACTGCTTTTCCTAAAGGATTACATGCTGATTGAGACTGTACTAGTGTTTTATTTGTACTACTTCTAGTAAGACCTAATTTTGTAAATACTCCTTGCGCACTTGGTGCATCTATAGGCTGAGTAGCAGATGTGTTATTTTCACTAGTAGTAGAATCTGTCGCTAGTGTGACTCCAGACGATATATCAGTTGGGAACATGATTACTATTTCGTCTGGAATTTCAACTACTTTGTCGTCTTTTAATTTTTGTAGTCTTTGATTAACAGCAACTTGTAGACTTTTTTCTCCTGTTTGCAAAACTTCTTGCACAGTTTTTCCTGCTACAGATACATCAGTTTTCAATGAAGTATACTCTGCTGTGTGAGCTTGATCGGCTTGTGCAAACGCTTCCACATTGTATGTTGCACCTTTTTCATTAACTTTCATTGTTAAATTTTGAAACTTAAAAGGTATTTTACGAGTAGTGTTAGGCACAGGCACCATAGATCCTGTTTCAGTTTCTCCTCTAAATTCAATGGTCAATAAAAATGTTGTATCTCTCCAATTACCTTTACCTTTTGTAGGTGCTACTAAATTTGCGGCTTCTTGAACTGCAATATAAAACAACCCCATACTATAAGGCTCTATAATGTCAAATGTAATATTTGTAACACTAGAATTTTTTCCGCCTTGACCGGTCAACACTCCATTAACTTGTAAATTATCAATATAAAAATCAAATTTACCATAGTCTGTATTAATCCTATTAGTAGGATCAGCGTTTGCTGATTTACAAATTAAAGGATACTGACTTGTATTCATATACAATGCAGGATTACTCAACTGATCGTTGGATAATGCTCCTATGCCAAGAACATAATCATAACTTGCATAGACAAACAAGGGATTAGGTAATGGTAATTGTGTCCCTGATAGCGGTTTTATAAAACTTGATATACTTTGAAAAATACCTGATATTGCATCTCCGGCGGCACTCAACGCACTTGCAGGGCCTTGTGAAAGAAAGTTTCCAACACTGCCTCCAATGTCAGATACTGTATCGCCTACAGCTTGAACTCCTGACTGTACAGAGGCAGTTGCTGAATCTAGTAATCCTGGTAATCCGTCAAGACTCATATTACAATCCTAAAAATGTTGTTAGCGCTGAACCTTTTGGTATATAAATTTGTGTCCCTGGAACAAAATCTAAGATAGGATCTTGTAGTACATCTAAATTACGTTGAATAAAAACCCACCACAGTGCGGCGTCTTTATACAAGTCAAATGCCAATAAATCTGGTCTATAAGTATACTGAGGCTGAATAGTATATAAAAAATCATCAGCAGACGTTGGCACTGGTCTAATAGACAGTACATCTAAATAATTATTAGATATTGTTGTTGTAAACCAAGGACTAGCAGATTTGTATTTTGCCATATTAGATGTATCCAAAACTATTATTGAGATATCCACCTTGAACAAATCTATCAAGACTGAAATTCTTCACACTATTTCTACTGTACATTGGTTGTAGACTAATAGTAAAACTACTCTTTGTTGGTACATGTGTAACTCCGCCACTTGTTGTTCCACCAAGACCTAACGACCCAGCTAATGAAGCAACTTGACCAATACCACCCGCTATACTACTTACCGTACTAGTGATATCTGATATACCAGGAATGGCTCCACCTAATGAATCAGCAAGTCCGCCAATTGAATCGGCTACACCGTTTATCTGGCCTGCCATACTACCAACAACATTAACACCAATATAATCGCAAGTGGAATCTAGTGTAGTTGTAAAACTTGTAACTACTACTGGCACATTCTTAAACACATAGTTTCCATAACCGTTTAAGAATACAATAGGAGGAGGATTACCTGCTTTAGGATCAGATCCTGTGAACATTTTGGTAAGACTTCGTAAATAATGTACCGCCGCGACCCAGTATAGACCTTGAGTTGGATCTTCAACGTTCATAGGTGCAGTAATTTGTATTTCACCTGGTTCGCTATTTTGAAAAGCCTTGAAAGCATAGTTAGAATGAGTGATAGGAATACTGGTATAACTGGCTTTACTGGTCATAGTGATTTGAGGAGTATACGGAAAGATTAACCCGCCCGCATCTTTTAACGGAGCAAGCACTGGACTATTCCTAAAAGCCGGCCAAGTTGGCAAGCTCATTCTAACACGCCAATCGTTAGAATTTGCATCTCCGCCAAAACTGGCCACAGCACTGAGTACATCGCCTACTGCTTCTCCTGCCGCTGGTAAATCTATGCTTCTAATAGCACTCATTACTCCGCCATTGGCATATCCAGCGCTAATAGCACTAGATAAGTTACCGGCAACATTGATAGCATTAGTGCCCGCACCAATGATATTTTGTGAAGAAGTTATGTCTTGTATTAGATTATCGCCGAATGCCATAATAATATTCCTTTTGGTATATTATTTATTTGACTTTATTAAGTGCGTAGTTTATAATTAACCTATCAGAGGACTGAGAACAGGATGACAACTAAAATAAATTACCTAAACAACAAGGATATGTTGTTAGAAATACATAGATCAAAAAGTTCATATTGTAGCTTTACCAAACCAGAATATCACCAATATGACATAATTTTACCTAGCATAGACAAAATTAATATACGTACTATAGCAGAAGCCAAACGCAATAGAGCCAAACGTATAGGAGATTTGGATTATCAAACTCGAAAAAAAGCCGGCGAAAAAGTCAAACAAGCAGACTGTGAAGTAGACTATAAAAAGATTGCTAAAACAGATCTAGTCTTTAGGATTATGACATTTGATCATATCCCACTTAACAGTACTCGTAAAAAGAATCCCAAGAGTCTTGCTGACCATAGAGATAAGGTCAACTTTCCGCCATTCCAACATTGGAAATTTAATGACGCAGACGAACTCGAATGTGTTGGAAAAAGTCATTGGAAAGGTGATTTAGTCAAGGGTAAGTTTGATAAAGATGCTGGCCAAATTACTAACACTTTAGCACGTATGATGTTAAAATTGTGTGAAAGGTATGCTACTCGCGGCAATGTTCGCGGTTACACATACAATGACGAAATGAAAGGACAGGCCATTTTGCAGTTAACACAAATTGGGTTACAATTTGACGAAAGTAAATCAGACAATCCGTTTGCTTATTTTACTGCGGCTGTTACTAATAGTTTTGTTCGTGTTATTAATATTGAGAAACGTAATCAAAATATTCGTGACGACATTTTAGAAATGAATGGAATGAATCCAAGTTATAGCCGTACTGGTGCTGGAGAACATGCGGCCGCAATGAAACGAAACGAGGAAGCCGGTGAGTAATTTATTCAAAAAAGTAGCGTGTTTTACTGATATACATTTTGGATTGAAATCTAACAGCTCGGTACACAACCAAGACTG